GATTTTCTCGATAACGGTGAAACGTCTTCCAAGAGCGGACTGAGTTTTTTCATCACTCCAGATTTCCGCGATCTTATATTGCGACGTAACAACAAGTTTTTTGGGGCGGATTCGAAGAGCACCGCCCTTGCGCTCTGCGATGAAGGGGGCGAAGTCAGCCCAGTACTTAAACAGTCCTCCGAGGGCAACGTCGTAGACGTCAACATCGTCGACAATAACGACTTCTTCGGATTGATAACCGTCCCACCACTTATGACGTCCTTTTTCGTAAAGGACAGGGTAGGCGGAATGAACAGCACGCGTTTTACCGGATCCAGAATCACCATAGACCCAGATGCCGCAAACATCTGGGAGGTGGGCAACTCGCGGCATATAGTCCAAGTGGACTCGTTTGAGCGTGGCATAACACCTGATAAATATATCAGCGGGGATACTGTCGAGATCCCCCAATTTTGCTCTATCGCGAGCGTGTTCATAACGGTCGATTTCGGATTGACCTTTTTCTTTTTGGGTTTTTGGACGTTCTCCGAATTCGAGGAAGTCTCCATCTTTCTCACAGTACTCAATATTCTGTTCCGGAGTTCCGTTTGCGATAGCAACGTGGGCTCCGGGAAGTCCGAGTCTAACAACAGCGATGGACTTTGCTGAATCAAAGTACAAAAATCCTTGAAGGTGCTCGGTTCCGGTTGTTGGAGCTTCTTCGTAGCCATAACAGTGGTACCGTGAACCGAGAGCGGTGAGGATGTCTGCATGGTCATCCGGGTAGTTGTTCCAGGTGAAACAGAACTTTCGGGACTTGGGGGAGGGCATTTCATTCTAAATCTATAGCGGGGAACCGCGCTATATATATTAAAAATAAGAAAAGTGGCGTAGGATGGGTCCATGTGGCGTAGGATGGGTATTGTGGGGTATGTGTTCGAACACACGAACACTAGGTCTCTAGGTAATAATAGGCTAGAGACCTTAAACATTCAAAATATGGTATTTACCATAGAATTGAAAAACTGGTACCCCAACCCATTATGGCAAAATCACAATTAAAAAAATACGTTCCGCAAACGCAAAACCGAAACAACAGACTCAGCAGAATCTTCAACCAAATGACGGGTTTCGGTCAAGGTGGGCGTAATAGCACTTACGCAAGTACCGGGCGATCTGTTCGTACACGAAAGAAGCCACGATACGGAGGATCACGAACGAAAACTAAAAGAAAGAGAAACACCCAACAAAGTTGGGATCGTGACGGCAACGGAATTGCCTATAAGACTCATACGATTACTTATAAGAAGAGTAAAAAGTTTAAGCTCACAGACATGCTGTGCGCTAATTCTACTCATGCAAATGTATTTGCAGCAGGAAAATCAGGATTACAAGGAGTACAAGAAGCTGCTGTAGTAGCAGGAATATCCTGTACAGAAATAGTTCCATTTTATGTAACTCTAAACAACAAAGTTGGGACTATCGCTGAAGGACGGTCTATCGCCTTCAACCTCAAGAAAATTCAATACGATCTTGAATTTAGCAATTGTGGCCCAGCCGCAATCGAAGTCGATATTTATTTCTTAATCGACAAAGTAACAAGCATAACTCTATCCGGAGGACCCATTACTGAATGGGAACAGGGTTTACAAGATCAAGCAGGATCTGCAGCTTCAGCAGCCCCGCTAAGAACTACTCCGTGGCAACGGCCAACGGGAACAAAAAGATTCAATCTTTTATGGTGGAGCAAATGCTTTCAAAAATCTTTATCACCAGGAGAAAAGATTAAACTCTCTGTTCATCACAACGTGAACAGAGTACTTGATTATGAATATCTACAGAGATTCCTAACTATAAGAGGAATTACAAGTCAATTCCTAGTTGTACAACGAGGAACTATTTGTGACGGAAACAACGATCCACTTATTGCTTCTAGCAGACAAACTCTGTGCAGAACAAAACTGATCTGGATGGCAAGATATCAGATGCACGGCAGTCTGCTATCAACCAGAACCAAAAATACAACTTACTCCAACTCGCTACCTATAGTAGCGATTACTCCGTTGTACGATCAAAATGAAGGTCCGGGTGCTCCGCAGGATACGGAGAACGGAACTGAATATGCATAGGTGTACACCTTCGGTGCAAACGGCCTAACGGCCTACGATGCTCTGCGCTATTTATGGAATATTGATTAGTTGGGTTTATTTTAGCTAAAAAATATATTTCTATATTAAATCATATGATAATCCCCTGTCCACGGATTTTCTCGATAACGGTGAAACGTCTTCCAAGAGCGGACTGAGTTTTTTCATCACTCCAGATTTCCGCGATCTTATATTGCGACGTAACAACAAGTTTTTTGGGGCGGATTCGAAGAGCA